GGTTGGAGTGGTTGGAGTGGTTGGAGTGGTTGGAGTGGTTGGAGTGGTTGGACCGGTTGGAGTGGTTGGACCGGTTGGAGTGGTTGGACCGGTTGGAGTGGCTGCTGCATCTGTCATCTCGTCCACCAGTTTCTGTACATCTGTCATCATATTATCTACCACACCTGACAGATCTAACATTATTATAATAGTACGACATTTATTTACCCCATAGCTAGATTAACATTAGACCTAGACCCTCTCTTACATCGTTTCTTAATGTTTTCAAACTCATCAAACAATGGTTTAATATCATCGTTTCTGTACTGAGAAACACGAGCTCTCTCAATTAGATTTATGAGTTTCCATGACATATCATCATCAGATTTTCTCATTTTCAAACAAAAATCCAACATACTTTGAGACTTTTTGAGGAGAACCTCCAATTTATCACGTCGCGAAGCATACTCACTTTTAGGTATTTCAATATACCTTTTTTCCCCAACTTCATTAATGGTTTCAATTAGATCACCTTGTATCATTTTGTCGTAAAAAGTTTCTTCGGTTTGTGAAGGCTTTGGGGCAACGAGATCGTAGATCCTCTGTAATAAGGAGAACATTTTTTTGGGGCAGGTGGGGGTTCAATGGGTACGGTGCAATATAACACTTCCTTCCAGATAAGTTCCTGCACGTCTCTGCACAGGGGTGAGGTAGCTTGAAGGAATGCGATTTTAAGATTGTCAGAGGCGACACCCGGGATACCGTTAAAGGGTCGGTGGGAATGCACGTGAAGGTCGTGAATAGGAATGATGTAGTCAGTCATTTTTTACATTTTCGTCAGAATCCTTGCGACTTAGGTCTCGTTCGAGCTTCATAGCCTCAAGTTCAACATCTAACATAATTCTGAGTGGGGCATCCCATAGAGCCGACTTGACCCACTTATAGATGTTTTCAATATAGAAGGGAGACATAGTAACGAGTGTAAGGTAAATCGCCTTGAGGTACATTTATTCTACTTTGGTTTCATCTTTTTATACCCATTCATCGTATTAATAAAGTCAATAATACAACCTATAGCTAAAGTACCTGTTAACAATATTGTATTCCTAGCGATTGGTGGAACCATTGACCCCTGAAATGAAAACAGATTATTTTTAATGTCAGTATACTTCAGAATGTCATTAGACGATATACCAAAGAAGACACAATATGTCATAGTTGATTCAAACTTTGTGAATGGTACGAACAACATCTTTTCGTTGGACCTTCAACTTGAATCGAATACACACGTTGAAGATATGAGTCGTGTCCTTGGTATCAAGATGGTAGACTTTTACGTGACACAGATTGGTGAAAATGATGGTATCAATTCTAACGTTGCAAAGTTTATAGATATCATATGCCCAGAAGTTCCTAAAGTTGCACAAATACTCGATGAGAGACAGGGTCAGATTTTAGCCAGGGTACCCCTGGAGAGACATTTCACTGGGAGTAGCGGAATTATACTGAGAGACAAACAAGCAAAATTATTTGGGCGTAAGACAAACTATTTCAATCCCATATCCATCAAGAAACTCAACTTCAAGATTTACGAACACCAAGACGATGGAGATTATGTTTTACTCCAACCAGATGCCAAATGGTATATGGTACTTGAAATTACCACTGTGAACGTGAAGGAGAAACCAAAGAATCGTGAAGTTCAAATACTTCAAGCACTTCAGGAGTTACTCAAAAAGATAGACACCCTCAATCAGAATGTGCAGAAATTACCAGATAAACCACCTGAGCCACCAAAGGAAAAGTATTCATTCGGTCTCCTCGTAGCAATTTTAGCAGCCCTTTTTGGGGGTTTCATGTGGTGGGTTAATAAGGGATAAAGATGTTTGTAATTATATATTTTCGTTTATTGGTATTAAAAAATCGCGATTAATATCAATAAATGATTGAAGACATTGTTAGTTTTTTTGAAAACGATGATGAACTCCCAACATACAACAAAATATGCGGAGCTTACGTTGACAATGGTGAAGGTTTTAGTGAAAAGTTATTAGTTGAAACTGAACTCAAGATTGCGTTAGTCCTAGATTCCAAATGTAAAAGAGAAAGGGATTATTACTGGAATAACCTCATCTCTAGGTGGAAGAAGCGCTGGTCTTCTTCTTAGTGGTCGTGGTAGTTTTCTTAGCAGCGGGCTTGGCGGCAGGCTTATCGTCCTTAGTACAAGCACACTTGCAAACACCTGGGGCACCTGGAGCACCGACTGGACCCTGGGGACCCTGGGGACCCTGAGCACCCTTGGGACCCTCTGGACCCTGAGCACCGGCACCACCACCACCGACACCGGAGTCAACAATCTTTAGGAGGAGGTCATAGAGACGACCCTTGTCAAGACGAGCGCGCTTGATCTCAGCTTCAATTTCTTTGCGAATAGAGTCCATTGTAATATATATAAAAGAAAGATTATCTTTAAACTCAAATGATCATCATAGGATCCCACCTCGGTAGTGGCATTGGTCAACATGCATCAAAGTATACGAAAGTTTTTGACAATGCCTCGTATCATCAGATAGGATCTGAACTCCCTGAGAGTGAACACGGTCTCCTGTTCCTACTACCCATTAAACCTCATGTGGATTACATTAAGTATGCGAGAACGCGGGTGAAAAACCTGGCACTCATGACTGTGTGTGAAACTGAAACTGTTCATGAAGATTATGGTCTGATCATGGAACAGTCTAAAAAGATTATGGTACCGAGTGCGTTCTGTAAACGTGTTTTTTCCAAACAGTTTCCTGAGAATGATTTTCATATCATACATGCACACATCCCAACGCCACCAAAGAGACCCTATACATTCTATCATATTGGAAACATCATGGATGATAGAAAGAACTTTCACGGAATCCTAGAAGCCTTCATGCGCCTGAATAAACCCGATGCGAGACTTGTGGTCAAGGCTACATGCAACCAAAATGTTGAAATAAAACTACCAAACGTTGAAGTCATTAATGGTCTCATTTCAGATGAAGAAATGGACAAACTCCACAATCGCTGTGATTGCTACGTGAGTTTCTCAAAGTCTGAAGGTGTTGGGATGGGGCCCGTTGAAGCAGCACTCCGAGATAAACCGGTGATCATAACTAACTTTGGCGGTTCCCCTGAGTATGTGAAAACACAATACACTATTCAATGTGAACTTCAAGAGTTGGAGAGAGATGATTTCTTATTCAAAAAAGGAATGGTTTGGGGTAAACCAAACCCAAATCAACTCTTGGCGTTCATGAGAGATGCATATGACAAAAAATTACGCTATATGAACCACGATCATACTAAAAATCTTGTGGGGAGAGAGAACATTTTACAAGAGTTCCTCTTGAATGTAGTTGGTACCGAGGACAATGAGACCAATTAGAATGGTACCACTCATGAGGGAACCCTGCTGAGCCATGATAGTCATCACGAGGTCGTCAACTGGTTGAATACCTGTGGGTTTTTTAGCGATTTTTGGGACGATAATACTGATTGCGATGTAAAGGGCCATTGCTATTATAACAGGTCTAAGAGTCTCCTGATCTAACATCATCGTTTATATATTAGCTACTGATTTTAATTCCATCCAACTGACTCAAGAGACTGTTCACATCCACCTTCTTCCCCATCCCAACATCCGAAACTTTGTGTTTCCTGCAATAGTTTCCACACACAGCTTTGAACTTACACGGCTTACCAGCCATCGTCGTCGCGCAACAAATTTTAGCATTAGTTCTCTGATTGGCAACAACCTCTTTGGGTGGAGCATCCAAGAAAATTGTAGCGTTCGCCTTTTTCCTATCCTCAATCTTCTTGTACCGCATCTTCATCTTCCAGGTAGCATCCGCGAGGTGGTGGCATTTATCATCCGGCTCTCTGAGGCGATACATCTTCGTCGCATCAGAGAGGCAGGCGTTCCAAAGGGTGTCACGAATCACTTGCATTTTGTTAGTTGCTTTTTACATAAGTATGATCCGACTTAGGTGCTCGCTTCACCCCCAATTTGGGCCAGGTAAATGTCAACATCACCAGCAAAGTTTGGGCATTCTTCGGATGTCTTCTTGGTTACCATATCTTGTACATTCGTCACATGCTCCTTAAACTTCTTGACATCTATACCAGTAGCATTATGGATCTGAGAATCGGTAGCGATATCTTTGAGAGCGTAGAGGTACGCCGCTGCATAGTTAGCGTGGAGTACTGCGATGACTGGGGAGGCATCCTGTTGGGCAGCTGTGGCGTAACGAGCCGACTGTCTCACTAACTTTTCTATAGACTTGTTCATACCACGAGTTTTGTTCTGCATCATTAGAAATAACACAAAAACTGCGGCTATCAGATAGAGGTACATCTCTTACTTTACCTCAAGAAAGTTTTGACAGTCCTGCATCGTCTTGACGTGATCACCTTCATCGTTGCGTACATTTACAAACACATCGTACAAATTATTGATATCGTCATAATAGTTGACAGCTACAGCTGGTGGATGCTCAAGTGACAGACTTATCGTGTTTTGTTTGAGGAACTCATCATATGTATGGTACGCGTGTTCCTCCACCTGTTCAGAGAGATTGTATGCCATCCTCGGTGACACCACATACAACAGACATGTCAACCAGTAGTATGCGAAGGCTGTATGTTGGGCAAAGAATCGGTCCACGAAACGCTCATCTCCACCCAGTTGTTCCATGATGAGGAGGTGATGATATTCATTCATAGTCTGTGCGAAGTGGGTCTCTAGGTAGTCGGCACGCCTATAGATACCTAGTGTCTCGTAGAGATGTAGAACGGACACAAATGAAAAGTATGGTACACGAGCGACCGTCTCAAGGACATAGAAACGAGCATAGTCCCTGTCCCTGTACACTCTGTCTATAACCTTCACGGCTGTCTTTACGACAGCCTTATTGATACGCTTCTCAAACTTACGAGCAGTGTTGACATGGGGCTTTACAGATGCGAGAGTGAGCATATAATTTGTATACACATTTTGTTTTTAAACAACACCTAAGTTAGAGTTTAGAGTTGTAATAATACTAAGAAAGTATGGAGAGCGTTCAAAAGCTCACTCACGTTGAACATGTCCTCAAGAGACCCGACTCCTATGTCGGTCCTGTGGACAAAACCCATGAATCCTATTGGCTACTGAATAACACGAACAAGAACTTTCAAAAGAAGAACATCTCTTATTCACCAGCCTTACTCAAGATCTTTGATGAGATCCTCGTCAACGCCATTGATCGTAACTCCCTTCATCCCAAGAATGTTACCCAAATCTCCGTCTCCGTGGACAAGGAGACTGGTACAGTCTCCATTGAGAACAACGGACCTCTCGGTGGCATCAGTGTTCGTATGCATGAAAAGGAGGGTATGTGGAACCCGGAGCTCGTATTTGGTCATCTACTCACAAGTACCAATTATGACGACTCACAAAAGAGGATTGTAGGTGGACGCAACGGTTATGGGGCAAAGTTGACTAATATATACTCTTCCCAATTCTCCATCATCATCAAGGATGGTGAAGAGAAGAAGACCTATACCCAAGAATGGTCCGACAATATGACTGTTTGCCACCCACCAAAGCTTACTAAGCACAACACTGCAACATCATCTGTCACCATCACTTTCACACCAGATTGGAAACGATTTGGAATGAAGAATATGGATGTCAACATTTACAAGATTTTTGAGAAGCGTGTATGGGATGCAAACATCTGTACAACCCCTAACTGCAAGGTCAAGTTCCAAGGTGAAGCTCTTCCAAAGACTTCATTTGAGGCCTACGCCAAGATGCACGAAGGTGTAACCGAACTGTGTTCAGTGACCACCGATCGCTGGTCTGTTTGTATTGGACCATCTGAGAATGGTCTAGAACAGGTCTCATTTGTCAATGGTATTTGCACAAACAAGGGTGGTACCCATGTGGACCACGTGGCTTCTTATCTGGCCAGTGGTATCATTGATGAGATGGCAAAGAAGATTAAATTGAAGCCTCAACAGGTGAAGAATACTTTTAACATCTTTGTGAGGGCAACCCTTGAGAATCCGACGTTCTCTAGCCAGGTCAAGTCTGAGTGTACCTCTAAGGTTCAGGACTTTGGGAGTAAGTTTGAACCTGTAAAGACTTTTGTCAAGAACGCTCTCAAGACCGGTATTCAAGATGAACTCCTGGCTCTCTCAAAGTTTAAGGAGATGAAGGAGTTGGCTAAGACAGATGGAACGCGTAAATCCAAAATTTCTGGTATCCCCAAGTTGGATGATGCGAATAAGGCTGGTACAGCTCAATCTGGAAAGTGTACCCTCATCGTCACAGAGGGTGACTCGGCTAAGACCCTAGCCGTTGCGGGTCTCTCTGTGGTTGGTCGTGATCACTATGGTGTGTTTCCACTTCGTGGTAAGTGTAAGAATGTCCGCGATGCATCTGTGGCCCAATTGACATCCAATCAAGAGTTCAACGATCTCAAGAAGATCTTGGGTCTCCAACAAGGAAAGGTCTACAAGAATGTTTCCGAGCTTCGCTATGGTCGTCTCATGATCATGACAGATGCTGATAATGATGGTTCCCATATCAAGGGTCTTATCCTCAATATGATCCATTACTTTTGGCCAAGTCTCCTTGAGTTGGGTTTCATCGTTTCTATGGTGACCCCAATCATCAAGGCTTCTAAGGGGTCTCAATCCAAATCTTTCTATACAGACTCGGCATTCCGTGCATGGTATGGGAATGGCCAACAGGGGTGGCGCATCAAGTACTACAAGGGTCTCGGTACCTCCACTTCTGCAGAGGCTCGTGAGTATTTCAAGAAGATTCAAGATCTAACTGTGAAGTTTGACACAGATATCATGTCAGACAAATCTATTGTTCTCGCCTTTGATAAGAAGAAGGCTGATGACAGAAAGACATGGCTTTTGGAGAGTACCGCGAAGGAGTCTAGTGAACTTGAAGTACCATATGGGAATGTCAAGAACCTGAGCATCTCAAACTTTGTACACAAAGACCTGGTGAATTTCAGCCTCGCCGACCTGAAGAGATCCATCGCACATATGGCTGATGGTCTCAAGCCTTCTCAACGTAAGGTTATGTATGCCTGTTTTCACAAGAATCTCAAAGATGAGATGAAGGTTGCTCAATTGGCTGCATATGTTGCAGACAAGAGTGCTTATCACCACGGCGAAGTCTCCCTCGCAGATACAATCGTGAAGTTGGCGAATGATTACACTGGTTCAAACAATATCAATCTCCTTGAACCCTGTGGGCAGTTTGGTACTCGTCTCATGGGTGGTAAGGATGCGTCTCAAACGAGGTACATTTTCACCAAGCTTGCCAAGGATGCGAGAAAGATCTTTGATCCCCGTGATGACCCGGTTCTCAACTACTTGGACGATGATGGACGACCGATTGAACCAGACTTCTACATGCCAACGATCCCTATGGTTCTCGTGAACGGTACGGAAGGTATTGGTACAGGTTTCAGTTGCTATGTCCCACCATTCAACCCCAAGGATATCAAGGATAACATTGGAAGAATCCTTGATGGAAATCCGGTTGTACCCATGAGACCATGGTTCAGGGGATTCAAGGGGAAAGTGCACAAGGAGGATGATACATGGATGATGGAAGGTGTGTGGAACTGGAAAGGAATGAATATTGAGATCACCGAATTGCCCCCCGGTCGTTGGACACAGGATTACAAGGAATACCTTGACAGTCTCGTTGAGAAGAAGTTGATTGGTGGATTTACTAATAATTCCACAACTGAAGATGTTCATTTTGAAATTACGGGGTACTCTGGTAAAGATCTCCTCAAAGATCTCAAGTTGAGGAAGACTTTCCACACATCAAACATGCACCTTTTCCACCCCACGAAGGGTATCTACAAGTACTCAAGCCCCGAGGAGATTCTCAAGGACTTTGTGGAACTCCGCGAAGATCACTATGTGAAGAGAAAGGCACACCTCATCAAGGTTCTTGAAACAAGGGCTACCATGTGTGGATACAAGTCTAAGTTTGTCACTATGGTCATTGAGGGTGACATTGTGGTATTCAAACGCAAGAAGCAGGACCTTGAGGAAGAACTTTCCAAAACGTTCCCAAAGATTGGTGGCACCTACGACTATCTCCTCAACATCAAGACTGTGCAATACACAGAAGAATCTGTCAAGGATCTCATCAAAGAGTCCAAACAGGCTAAGGAAGAACTTGAAGTAATGAAGAATACCTCACACATTGACATGTGGAAAATGGATATTAAAAATATGTAAACAATAGATAGGTATGGGTGAAGCTGCGAAAATTTCGCTCAAAGCTATTGGAAAGCAAGATACACACCTACTTTCCAAAGATCCAGACGAATCACTCTTTAATTATACCACTGATCGGAATCATTCCGATTTCAGAAAATATCACAGAAACAAGAATGTTGTGAAGCCGGGTAACGCAGAGGCTTCATGGCCATTTAATAAAACCATCAAAGTTGAGTTCAATCCAAGAAATATGGGAGACCTTTTGAGTAACATGTATTTGAGTATAACAATGCCAGCTATAACTGACGGTAACTACGCTGATCAGTTGGGTAGACACATTCTCAAGAGTGTCACGATGTACGTAGATGACATTGAAGTTGAAAAGATCTACGACGACTGGGGAATTCTCTATGACGAGCTTTATTTAGAAATATCCGAAAAGGTAGCGAATAGATTTCTTATCAATAGAAACCTTGGTTTTGATGACGCACCCACCAGTGCCAGCGTTGCCCGATACGATTCAGACCTCGTCATTCCACTTCACTTCTTCTTTTCCCGTAAGTTTGCGAGTGATGAATATTCTTCAAACAAACCTAATAGACCTTATTTTCCAGTGTGTGGAATTCACAAACAGAAGATTGAGTTTGAATTTGACTTTCACCAACAAACCTTCTTCACGGATACGACAGATACAGTGACTCTACCTTCATTTAATATTGTCACTGAAGAGATAACTGTAAGCCCAGAAGAAAGAAACTTTTTTACGTCTCAGAGACAGACGTTGGTAACAGATCTAGTTAGGAAACATCCAGTCATAGTGAGTGACCTAAACAGGGATGTTATAAAGAACAATCTCGTTCCAAATATCCCTGTGAAGTGTTTTCATTGGTTTTTGAGAAACACAAAGTTTGAGGATGAAACTGAAGCTATCGGGGACCCCGTTCCCTCTACCGATGGTGAGCGTTTGTACCAAAATCGTTTCAACTTTTCATCATCTTTAGACTTTTTCGGTGAAAACACATTCTTCTACCCTCTCATGTCTGAAGCCAGTTTCTACATCAACGGAAACAAACTTCCGAATTTGACCAAAACTGATCACACGTACTACAAATACTTAATTCCATTTCAAAAGAGATTGGCGAGACCGATTAGGAATATTTACACATATAGTTTCTCGTTGAATCCGGTAAATGTGGAACCATCGGGAAACTTGGATTTTAGTCAGATACAATCTGAAAAGACTAACATTGAAGTGAAATTGGATACTTCTATAATTGATATTACAACCGAGACATTCTCGCTACACATGTACTATACTGGATACCAAACATTTGTCTTTCAAAATGGGTTTATGTCACTTGCTTACTAAAAAGTCTATCCTTATTATTACTAATATAGTCAATGATGTTATTCTTGATACACCATTTGATGAAATTCAATTGCGCTAAAGTCGTTTGGATTTCATGAGATGTTCCTGGGACGACATAGGCAAACTTTTGAGACCGACAGAATGGGTCAAAAAGTTGCTTACTGTAACCATTCAGACTAGATTTATAGGCACAGTGAACTGTAAACAGTTTACCATCACCCGTCTGATATGCGATGTGATTCTTCTTCGAATAGTTCGTGATGAACCATTCCAAATTACGGAGAGAGATACCACTTGATTTATCCAGAATGTTCAGTAGTGTAGTTTTATTCTTTTCGTCGTTGTAAAAATTGTTTATCGATGTTAGTAGAATATCGTTTTTGCTCATTACATTACTAGACTCCCAAATCTATAAGCTCGTTCGAGGATTCACAACCCGGACATCCCTTAACAAACATTTTCTCTGGACCATGGTTATGTAGACTTGAACTAGAGAATGTTCGCTGACACACCCGTTGACCCTGTAATGTATGATGTCGGCAATATCCATTTTCAGATGCTTTGAAAGTACACCTCTGTCCACTATTCTTAGTCCCCTTACATGTTGTAATCGTGTATGATTCCGGTATATCCTTTAGAAGTTGATCCAATGGTATACCATGTTTTTTTGATATTTTCTCAGCAAAGTCATTAACGACGATATTTATACGTTCCTCCAACTCTTCATCCATGAGTTTAACAACTTTCTCATACATGCTCATCCTTACTTTGTGTAAGCTCGTAATTTTTAAATAGGTCTTCAACGGATTCCTCCTTTTTCATTCTCACCTCCTTAAGCCTCGCTCTCAAAATAGGTAGAGTGCCAGTCTCATCTAAACCAAGACGTTTACACTCGGTGATGAGTTCGTCCTTCTTCATACCACTGAGGGATGGAAGTTTGGGAGGTTTTACAGGTTTATGTTGGTTAATGATTTCACCAAAGATTTCCTCCTTCACATTCTCATAGAGTGGGTCTAAGAGGTCACACACAGGATTGAGGAACTTATTGAGGAAGTAATAGTGGTAGTCTACAGGTACCGCATTTTCCTCAACATATTTTGGATCTTCAGCCTTCTCAAACGCCTTCGCCTTTGGATCCTCCGTCCTAGTAAGAAGATAGGGTACCCGATCACCAGATTGCGGTTCCGAACCAGGTCTCCGCTGTCGCATCTTTGTCACCACTTGGACATGTGACTGATTGATGTTTACACTCTCAGGGCTCGTAACAGACACTGATTTGCCTCCAACTTTATAGGAATCGGATAAACCTTGACTCAAAATGAGCTTCTGATTTGGTACATCACCAGAGAGGAGTTCAATTGCTCTCTCCTTGGCAAGCTCCTTGGGTGGACCAGGATCACTTGAAGTCAGAATTACATCAAGAAGTTCCTTGGATACTTCGCGAACGTGGGGTGTGTTATCACGCCTCACAAGCTGAAGACCCTTTACATCAATATAGTCCATGTGCATCTTATCGTCCTTACCTTTTGTCCACAGCTTAGCAGCATAACGCTTTTTAGAGTAAAGGAAATACGGCCAATATACCTTTTCAAGCTCCAAATTATTAGGCTTCTTGAAGAGGGCCGAACACTCCTCCGCCGCCCGCTCACCCACTTCCCAACTGTACGCAATGGCATCTTCTCCTTTGCGATCACCCACATCAAACTCAACCATTACTGAATCCGTATCTCCATACCTAACCTTTGCACCGGGGAAGTTCTTCTCCACATAGTTCTTAGTCTCTTCAATCATTGAGCGACCCTTTGAAGTCGTCGTAGAGGCGATAGGAACACATGGAAGAATACCCTTACCAGCGCCAGTAAACCCGTAGACAGAGTTCATACTGATTTTATAGGCGAGCTGCTTACCATTGTAGACTTCCTTCATGAAACCTGTCGCTGCAGCCATGTCTCTCTTAGCTTGCTTACGGAACTGTTTGAGCTCTAGAAGGATTGCTGGTAAGAGACTTGGTACACCCTGTGCAAACTTGTAGGTGCGATCACCAATGTTGAAAGTCTCATACTCAATACCAGGTACGTTACCATACTTCCTCTCATCCATCACATATGATGAATAACAGAGGTTGTGGGCCATCATGATACTCGGATACAGGGCTTCAAAATCAAGGGCGGTGATGGGTGTATAGTAGGCACCCTTTTGTGCCTCCAGGACTGTAGCACCCTCGTAAGGTTCTTCAGGAAGGGCACCATACCGAATAGTCGGAACCATGAAGCCAAGTTCCCTCGCCTTCTTGGTCAACTGGGAAAAGACCTTAATCTGCTGCCCACGCTCCACCAGGAATGGAACTGGTACCCAAGTCGCTTTAGCCATCTCAACCAGGTTCAGTAGAGTGCAGAGCTTTTTCATGAGTCTGTGTGGGAGTAGGGTATCCTTAATACAGTACTCAGCAACTTCTCTCAACTTTACAGGATCCCCCTCCTTGTATCGGGCAAACATCTCCTTAGGAGCCATGTCAATCTTTTGATCTCCAAGGTACAACTTTGAAACACTGTCAAGCTTATAGCTGTCTAGTTTGTATCCCTTCTTAACCTCATGGAACAAATCAAAAATAAACCGACCACTCATTGGAAGAAGCTTCAAAAGGTTATCACCCAGCGCACTTGACGAGAGTTTCTTAATCACCAGTTCAGAGTCAGTGTCCTTGAGCTTTCCCAGGTTATAGAAGTCATAGTGACACCTATTGATTTGAGCACGCTTGTAAATGTACTCCATATCAAACCCGAAGATGTTCCAACCAGTGATGATATCTACATCTTTTTTGTGAAGATACTTCTGGAACGCCTCTAACATCTCCCTCTCTGTTGCATAACTACGGATGTCACAACCCTCTAGATTAGGATCGGTCTGTTTGTAACACAGACATGTCTTATCGTAAGGTTCGTCGGATCCAAACTTACACAGGGAGATTGCAATTTGGAAACAGGGATCACCGGGGATGTTTGCATCAGGAAACTTACCCGTGGAGCTATTACACTCAATATCCACCGACGCTACAACAAATGGGGCGATGTCATCCCTAGCTACAGGTTTGAGTGTGGTCCAGTCGTTACAGAAGAGATCAATATCCACGTTCGCGAGATGTGATCGGACACACTTCTCACCACTGTCCAACCAACCGGTAGATTGAATACCAGTACGATGCATCAGACGAAGCACGGGGTCCAAATTAGATTCGTACACCTTAACATTCCTCACACCAAAAAGTTCAAACAGTTCGGGGGTCCTGTCAAGTGGTCTACGCAAAAAGGAATCCACGAGGCGGCGAGCTTGTAAATCCTTAAAATTAATTTTCATAAATGCAAACTCCACATTGTTTTGAAAACCCCAAACATCTTTGGATTTCATCAATGAGTAGGCAACCAGGGAGTCTCTACATTTATCGGTGAGGATATTGTAAATTCTCTGAACCTTTTGGGAATCAATTCCAGCTGGGAGTTTAATAAAAAAGTAGGGTGTAAAAGCTGTTGTGAGACAGACCGACTTCCCATCCTCCGTCTTACCGAAGATACTAATCAAGTGCTCATCTTCACCGTCTCTCGCCTCCCATGTAAGTGCTTGGAAGACTACCATTGTGTAACTAACGACCGAAAATTTTAATATACTTTATTAGTAAAAATGTCTGCCGCTTTGATTGACCTTGTATCTAAAGGTGCTCAGGATGTGTACATCACTGGCCAGCCTCAGGTCAGTTTCTTCCGTCAAAATTACAAGCGCCATACCAACTTCGCGATGAAGCCCGAGCGCATGGATTACATTGGCACCTTCGCCGCCTCCAACGAAATCACCGTCCCAATTCGTTCCAAGGGTGATCTCCTCAGTTACATCTGGATTGAGGACACCCTCATTTCCAACGTCGCTACCAATACCGATGGTCTCTTCTCCGCGGGTGCTTCTAACCCAACCACCTTCGAGTTGTGGATTGGTGGGCAAAAGGTGTCGGAACTTGACTCCCTCTTCATCCAGGGTGCTTACAATCCTCTCTTACGTGATAACTCTGCCAAGGCTTCGTGCACCGTCACCACCAATGTTGCCAAGGAGAACCACGGTCAAAACCATTTTATGATTCCATTCTTTTTCGGTGAAGACTGGACCAAATCTCTTCCTTTAGTGGCCCTCCAGTACCACGAAGTGGAACTTCGCATCAAGTGCCGTGACGGTTACACTC